TTTTCATTTGCTTTGCGTCGGGCGAATCGGCGAACACCGTGATGTTGTTCGGGTACAGATGCAGGGTCGCTTTTTCGTATTCGGCGTAGAAATACTCCGCAATACGAACCACACCTTCATTAATCCATTGCGACAGCGACTGGTCGCCAACGCCTTGCTGTTCTAGGCTCGACAGCGGCTGCGCGTCAGGAAATTGACGTTCATATTCGTCGCGCAACAGGTCTTCGGTGATGAAACACCATTCCGCATCCGCCCCGCAGGGGTCTTGGATGGTCGGGTCCATGTACACCGAGAACGAATTACGGATGCGCCCAATTTTAATGTCTTGGTCAAACGTATCGTCGTCGCAATACTCGGTCAAAAGGCGGATGTAGCCCTCGCCATACGTCACCTGGTTCTCGCACGCGGTGTCGTAAGCCACATCGGCGTCGCTGATGTACTCAATATGACGGACAATGCCGTCAAATATCTCCGCGACTTCTACGTCCGCCTTGTCGTCGGCGGGGATGACCTTCCCCGAGGGCCGGTTCTGCCGTTGGTCGTTGGTGACCTGCTTTACATGCTGCGGCAGCTTGTTAATAGTCAGACAAGGGCGCGCATTGATGGTCTGCCCCTGAACCGACCCTCGGGTCGCCAGTACGTCCGCCGGCCACTGCCACTGGTTGTCAGGGCTACCGGCAGCGAACCGTAGGTCATCTATCTCGTCTTCGCGCGACTCGGAGTACGCCGCAATCGCCATCGTCATGCGATGACGGGCCGTCGCTAATACATTGGCGCTGTCCATATCGGACCTAGAGCCCCCATTAGCTACCGCTTCTACGGCGTTGTAGTCGGCCATATCACTTCTTTTTTGCTGCGTCGCGTTTAACTGCGTAGGCAATGGCAACCGCCTGTTTGGGCGGCTTGCCAGCCTTTACTTCCGCCTTGACGTTCTCACGGAACGCTTCTTTGCTGCCCGATTTTTTGAGCGGCATCTTACTTCCCTTTCGGCTTGGCTGTCTTGGCCGACTGTTTGAACGCTTTGGCCGTGGGCGCGCCTTCCGCCCCAGGCTTACGCATCTTTTCGCCGCTGCCCGCTTTAATGCGCTCGCGTTTAGCGTTAATGTTTGCGTAGAGTCCGGCTTTGCTCATGAGCATTTCCACCTTTTAAGAGCTGCTTTTGCGCGTTCGCCATCTTTGGCCTTGGCCGCTACCGCACCCATCCGCGCGCAGAAGGACGCTTTGCGCCCTTTGTCTGCGTCAGTTTTGGGGTTAGGTGCCGGCGCCTTTAAGTTGCTACCGGTTTCGCGGTTGTATTTTTCCCGCCCTTTGGCCGTCAGCCCAGCACCTTTGCTGGCCGGCAGCTTTTCGCCTCGGCCTACACTAAGTGATACCGACTTGCCCATGTTAAACGCAGTGAATCAACGCGAAGTTAATAACAATTGCTTCCGACAGCGACCCACCCGAAATGTTTCGCAGCGTGATGCTTACCAAACCCGCAGCCAGCGAGTTGGCAAACACGTTGTACGAACCAGGCGTTGCCTGACCACCCGCAATAGTCAAAATCACGGTGTCATTGTGGCTGATAAGATTGTTGTTTAGCGTGAACGTGGCGTTGGTGGCAGTTGCCAGCGATGCGTTGTTCATCGTAATCACACCAGCGGACTTATTCAGCGTCACAGCAGTAGACTTGCTGGTCAACTGCGTCACAGTGCCCTGCGCCGCAGCGGTGTAGCCCAGCTCGCGGTCGGTCAGGATGCGGTCAGCGCCGATGATGTTCTGGTCTTCAAAAGCAACGCCAATTGATTTGGTATTTACACTCATTTGCCTAAGCTCCCATCCAACTCGTGATGACGCCGCCATTGCTTTGCGTGGCGTAGCGTCGGGGTTTCTCAACATACTCCCGGTGCGCTACCGGAAAGGCAAACGTCACCGCCAACGCATCCGCAGCGTCTGGCGATGCCAGGCCCCGCGCTTTCATGTCCTTCTTCGACTCCAACTGGATGACCCCGCTGGACGTCGGCTTAATCATAACACCGGTCAGGTCCGACTTGAACCGCCGGTCGTCGGGGATGCTAGCAGACTTCAGCCAGTCTTTCATAGCCCCCCATAGTTCCGCCCGCTTGTTGTAGTACATGATGCCGTTCTTCGCCTTCCAGCCGAAGTTTACGCCCTTCACCACCTTGTACCGCTGCTCATGCAGCCGGTCCAAGATGCCGTACCCCAAGCCCCCTTCGTCGATGACCGCCAGCACCGGTTTGAACTCCTCAATGGCCTCTATCACCCGGCCCACTATCGCCATCGTGTCCTCGCCGTGGTAGCGCTTGATGGCCTTAATGTCGCGCCCCTGCCGCACCACGATGACCATCGAGTCAGCCCCACCCCGCGCCGGGTCAATGCCTAAGATGACCGGCGCCGTCTCATCCTTATAGCGTGGCCGCGCCATCGCGTCGTCCACCAACTGCGGTGGAATGAACTGGTCGTCGCCCTCACTCGGAAACTCACCATAGACCTCAACCCGCGCTTGGGGCGAGTCAGCGCCGTACTCGGCAATAATCTGCTCGTACACCTGCTTGTCGGTGTCCTCGACCGTGCGGGCGTCTACCTGCTTGGTCTGCCAGAAGTCCCGCTTGGCGTTGAAACACTCGAAGAAGTACCCACTGTTGCGGCGCGGGTTACTGAACGCCATCCAATAGCGGTCCAAGATGTTCTCGGTGAAGAACCCCGACCCGACCGACCAGATGCCGTCAGGTATGCCTGACGCCTCGTCGAATATCAGCATCATGCCATCGTGGTTGTGCACGCCCGCGTAGGAGTCAGGGTTCTCCTCACTCCACAGCTTCCCTTCTGCGGCCCAGTAGCGCGTGCCCTTTTTGAGGTCGCGCTCCACGATGTCTGTTAGCCAAGTAGCCGGCACCAGCTTGGTGGCGCTTACCTCCCACCAGTGCGCGTTGATGAGCATCGCCGCCCATTTGGACAGTTCGCCCCAGGTGACCGACCTCAACTGCGCTTCGGAGTTAGCGCTTACTACGACGCTAGACCCTATCCGGGTGCTCAACATCCACAGGATGAGCCAACTAACCAACGCCGACTTACCTATCCCGCGCCCAGACGCCACGGCTTGGCGCAGCGTCTCCATGCTGGGCTGACCCCGGTTGCGCTTGATGTGGTCCCTAATCTGCCGGAGCGTGTCGCGTTGCCACTGGCGCGGGCCTTTGAAGTGCGCCAGCGGTGTGTTGGGCTGCCCCCACGGGAACGCAAACAGCACGAACGCTTCGGGGTCGTCGGCGACCGCCGGTGACCACAGCCGGGTCATAAGCGTCTGCTCTTCGTCGGCGCTGTAGATGGGCTTTTGCACTAGCGGTTAGGTTCCATCATTTTTGGATTGGCGCCCGCCACATCGGATTCCATTATTTTGTGCAGCCGCTGTTCGGCGGCTTCCGCTTCTTCAATCGTCTTGTATCGCGGAAATTTGACGCCCGACCGCATGGCAAACCGCACGGCGTCTGGCACTTCGCGCACCTGTCCATGCCAGTATGTTGGAAGAATAGCGTAGCCGTCGTCCAAGCCTATTATGGTGCCCTTGAACGTCGTAATAGACCCGTCAGCGTTTTTCATGCCCGTGCCGCCTAACAAGTTTTGGCGGTGGTAATCCAGCACTGATTGTTCGTCAGGGTTAAGCGGCATGGATGACCCTTGCTTCGCCTTCAATGACGCGCGCCTGCGCCTGCGCCAGCGCGTCGGTGATAGAGATTTGCTGGGCAACTTCCACTTGGACGTGCGACTTCGCGACCCAGTCGTGTTTGTGCTTCAGAATTTCCAGCGCCACCTTGGTATCGCCCGCCAGCGCCGCAGTGTGCAGAACGTCAGAAAGTTGGCGCTCGGAGTCTGCCTTACCTTTTTGTACGGCTAACTCCACCAGTGGGTCCGCTGACGCCAACCGCCGGTATTCCGCAGGCAGCATACCAGCGGCTAGCGCCAGCGAGTCTCCTTTGAGCCCTCTGTGCGCGGCGGCGTACAGCGCCTCAAGGTTGCGCTCGGTCGCGGTGATGTCGCGAATTGT